AACATAAATAATCAACAGTAGGGGATAAAATAGGGTAAGTAAAAAAGAAAACCGCCTCGATTTCGATGCGGTTAAGTTATTTATTTTTCAATTGTTTCAGTTTCTTTCTGAATTCAATTCCGACTTTTAGAGTTGAAATTACTGCTGAGATTACTTCGAATAATTTAATTATTACGAACAAAATTAATGCAAAAAATATAATCCAACCTAGTAAAGTTGATACCCAATCCCATATAAACATGTCTTTACTCCTCTACTTTTTCGTATGTTTCTTTAAAAATGTCAGGTTTGCATGGATAGTACTCGCCCTGAACTCCTTTAATAATGTAATCCCCTTCTGTCGCAATCATCAATCCTTCAAGCGTTTCGATTTTTAAAAGAGGATTGCTTAAATCAGCGTAGTCAATCCGTACTGGGTCTAGTCCAAAATCGCATAGCTCATCTATAGCTTCTTCTGTATCTAAAAACTGCACAGCTTCAACCACTACTGGTTTTTTACGGTATTTCATTTCTAGCTCCTTTCTGAGCACGAAAAAAGCACTTAGATTTCTCTAGGTGCTTGTTGATAGATATTCTTCATATTCTTTACGTGCGTAGTCAGGCATATTTCTCTTTGCTCTGACAATAAATTCATCAAGTGGAGTGTCATTGCTTGATCTACTGGAATTGTAGAAATTATTCCTAAAACGATGAATCCATCTTTTAGAGCGTTCGCTTGTAAAAACTGGCGGGTAATCTTTTGAAAACTCCTCCAATATTTGTGGATGATTTTTCTCTAAAAATGCTTGACTAAAGAAAATTGCGTTCCCTAAAAAAGCAACTTGTTCAGCTGTCGCTTTTTTTAAGGGTTCAAACAAGATATATTCTAAATACTTTGCTTTCAATCCACTACCTCCACTTCAATAATCCTTCGTTTAGTGTCAAAAGCCATCTCTTGCACCGTTTCAGATAGAACCTTGAACCTTGTATTTGGTTTAATTATGAACTCTTTCTCATCTGTATGACTACTCAATTCACTGACATACGCACCAACAGATTGACCTTTTTTGATGAGTATATTCAATTGAATTTCAACATCTCCACCTCCAAAATCCTCTATAACAGATTTATCAAGACTAGTACTCATCAATCCTTTATCAATCACCAGTGTTTTACCAACAGCATTTTCTAAAAAAATGTCTTCTGATTGATTAAACAATCGATAAGTTTTAAATGTTTTTTCTGTTTTATATGTCGAGATAGCTGAAACAACCTGCTCGGCTTTTCTCTCAATATCATTATACCATTTTCTAGTCTCGTCACTTAATTTTTGTGAGTTTCCACCGGTGATTTTATCAAGAAATTCTTGTTTTCCTTCTCTCAATACATGGTTGTAATCCTCGTACATCGCTGTTGTATATTCATGGATAGACTCCACTTCATAACTAGATAGATTCTTCAACCACTTCTGATAAGATTTTTGCTTTCTGAAGAAGTCATCTATTTCATTTGGTTTCAGGTCAGACACAACCTCAGATGCCTTAACACCCCTAAGAACAGCTTCCCCTTCACGCTCCCAACCTGCAAAGATTTCATCCAGGGAACGTTTCTCTTTTGCCATTTTTACAGGGGCGTTATTTAGTAATATGTCGAGATATGGACTAATCTGTTCTGCTTCTTCAGCTCTATCAGCCTTATCAGTCTTGCCTTTCTTATCAGATTTGACTGCAGGTCTGATAGTAGAACGGCAACGGACATGAAATGGCGGTGCGGTTCGACCTGGTTCGTATTCCTTGACAGAATAAACCTTATGATTTTCTGACTGACAAATCTCACTTGTACGACTGTCTAAGACCGCTACGATTTCGTAGTGGTCGCCACCTAATTCCTTGATAGTATCTAGCGTCGCGAGGTTATTATAAAAGGTCGTCTCAGTCCTGACAAGCGTATCTGCTCGATGATAGGCGACTCCTGTACGCTCAGAAAGAGCTCTAGCCATTCTATCAACAGACCAGCCACCTGTTAGGCCTTTATTGATTGTATCACTGATAGATTTATAAACTGCGGTATCATGTCCCCACACATTTGTTGAGAATGTTTTACCGCTCCAGTTACTAGCCATCTTATGCTTAACTGCATCTACACCTAATATCGGTTTCTCTATGATTCCAAAATGAGCCAAGTTTTTAGCTTGATGGATTTTACCTTTGATGTAGACGTCACTCAGAGCCTCTGTGACCTTGTCATGTATGCCGTCTGGCTTTCCATATAGTTCAGCTGTTAGACGCTCAATTTCAGCAAGCAAAGCCTCCTTGCGACTGATACGATGGCGATAGCTCAAGGCGTCCAACAAAGGTGTCGGTGTGTCAGGATTTAAAGCCATCTCACGGAACCTTTCAAGGGTTACATGCTTAAACTCTCTGCGCTCTTTATCCGTCAGATATTGCTTAGCCTCTGCATGGGTCATCTTGTTATCAACTGCATACCTGGCATAAAACTTCTCAATCTCAGAAACCAGCTGATGTTTATAGTCTGCCAAAGATTGGCCAATCTGTGCCATGTACCTATCAGCTACTATCTGAGCGTTGTGCTCCTGTTGTAAAGCTCGCTCAGTCCAGTACTCATCTATCTTTTTCTTGTCCTTGGTCGTCATGGTCATCCTCTACCTTTTTGAAATTAGTCTGAGAGTATGGATCTTGTCCTTGTTCCTGTTGTTCTTTCAATCGTTCCTCAACCTCTGGTTGATACCATGGATGTTGTTCACGAATGCTTAGGTCGTCTAAGATACCGATTGAGTTCACACAGTCTTGAATCGCTTCAGACTCGTTTGAAATGATGTCACGGTTAAAGACATAAGTAAATTTAGATGAATCAAACGCTACTCCTTTGTTAGTTGCATACTGTTCTACAAACCAAAGGAATTGCTTGATACCTTTTTGGAACTCATTTTCTAGCTCGTTACAGTCCAAATCAAGGTCTGTATAGCGCCATTTAAGAGCCTGACCACTTGCATTGCCTAGATTATCATCTTGGGTATCAATAGCTCGTGCGGCCTCATACAAGAACTTACGAGAGCGTTCGATATCTGCTTCAACTCCGCTAGTATCATTGTCTGCTTGTAGGGTATCCACACCTCCATCGCTAGAAACCTTGATAGAGCGGAACTTATTCAGATTATTCATGAACTCGCCCAAGTCTGCGCCCTGATAGTTTTTCAAAACATAAATCAGCTTCGGCATATCTGCCAACATATCAGCATTAGTAGACATTTGAAGTTGAATATTATCAATCAGAGACTTGGTTTGAACTAAAAGACCATCCTCATACTCGTTATAGCGGAATGGAATCAGAGGAACTTTCTCCCAAGTGTAAGGAATCCGTGTTCCATCTGCGTTGACGTAATAAAAATTCCCCTTGGTCTCCTTAGATAATGGATTGAGTTCAAGGTGTGAACCTGTCCAGATATAATCTGTAATTCCTTGTTCGTCGTAGTATTCTACAAAGGTTTTAGTCTTCTTCACTCCGCTTTCGTAGACTGCTTGTTTGTAGACACGTACAAAGGCAGATAGTTCCAAATGACGCTCGTCTTTCCAAAAAGGGATAATCTGTTCACTCGGGATTTTAAACAAGCGTAGACGGCCATTCTCGTCGTAATAAGGCAAGCCGTAAGCTATTCCTTTCATCACCGCTTCCTTACCGAGTGACTTAATCGTAGATAAAAGGTCCTCGTCAAACACGCTGTCTAAAAAGTCTTGTGATTTTTCTCCCTCAAGAGAGATTGTCGGTTGTTTAGAAAACAGATAACCGACCTTCTGGTCTACCAGTTTCTTAAATAAACCTAATTCAATCCTTGAGTTCGTCCGCCAGTCTACATCTACTTTTTTCTTTCGGATATCCGTACGATTTCGATAGTAGTCGTAAGCCTCTTTCATCGTGCTTACTTTTTCAGAATTCTGATGTTCTCTTATCTCAATCTCTAGTATTTCATTTTGGGTTGTATTCTTAATCAGCAATCGCCTGATTAACCATTTAAACCAATTACTCAACATTTCTCCTTCTCTTACCAGAATGATATTCCTGGTTGTCTCATATCGTCTTCAAACGCATATCTAGTAGCGTCAATTGTGTGGTCATTTACTTCTTCAAGTTTAGGCTTGGGATTTCCATCACGGTCTACTGCATAGTCGGCGCTTTCGAACTCTCTTGCAATATTTGGTGTGCGTTCTGGATCTATCACAATCGCATCCAAATCATCCAACCAGCGTTCTCCATATTCGCGACTATCAGGACCTTTCTTAGCCCCTTGAACAAGCGGAATATTCAACTGCAGTTTTAACTCATCAATTGACTTAGGTTCTGCGCTATCACAGGTTATCATCTGAGATTGATAGCCTTTCTCACGGATTCTGTCAGCCAACTCACGGTTGCTAATCTTCACACCGTAAATTTCATCGATAGCATAGATAACTCGTTTCTTCTTGTCGTAATGCCATCTTACAAAGGCCAGAGGGTCGTTGGCATAACCAAAGTCGTTACCTTGTCGGATGTTATCGAACCTTGCTATCTCCTCGTCTGTAATCTTACGAAATACCAGATTTTCAAACGGTGCTACACCCGAACCAATAGCCTCGCCCAGATACTCCCAACGGTAACGCTTTTCTGAACGCTCTCTCGTGGCTTCTGCTTCTTCTATAAAGGCTTGGGATATATATGGGTTATCCAAGTAAGTCGAATGGTGTACGTGGGTATTAGGAGGTTGTATGACGCTCTCGTATTTCTTATTTACCCAAGACTGTTTTCTTTTCGGTGGGTTGTAAGAGTAAAAAAACTTATAAAAAAGACCATCAGCCAATTCTCCACGTAGAAGTGAGTTGGTGATTGTCTTTACTTCATCTTCGGTTTTAAACTCAGCTAACTCCTCAATCCAGCCAATCGCAAACGGAAAACGACTGTCTTTCAAGGATTTGATACGCTCTGGATCTTGTGCACCACGGAAGATAATATAGTTTCCTCTTGGGATATAGGTTATCTTCAAAGGGGATTTATTAATCTTAAATAAATGGCTAACCCCTTGCTCACTAATCGCCCATTTCAATTGCTCGTAAACCGATTGTTCTAGTGTGTTATCTGTCTTACGAATACACACAGCATTAACTGGATAGCGCATAATCAGTTGAATGATCGTGTGCCCGAGGTCGCTAGACTTGCCAGAACCACGCCCTCCCTTTTCAACCACATGTAAGATTTTAGGGTCGAATGCTGCACGCCACATAGAATAAAAAGCCTTAGGAATAAATTCACTCATTTTACGTTTCATCACTAACTCCTATATCATCAACGAACTGGACAGCTGAAGACATCTCGATTTCTTTTCTCTCTAAATATGCTCCATTCACTTTGAATATGTGGTCTAGAGAGCGTTGTCTTTCTTCAATCGTCGGAGTAAATTCATAAGTCGTTTCCGATACCTCCACGCCTTCAGCAGTCTTTACAGTTTTTTTAGAATATCCTTGTTGAGTTTCCCCTCTAGCAATACTAGCAGAGATTGCCAAGGCTTCTACGATTGACATCGAACGTTCGTCAAAAAGTTCTTCTGTACGTTTTTTAATGTATTCAGAAATCTCAACATTTTTCAACAATCTTTGCCCTATGCTATATGCCGTTTTCTCTGAGTACCCTACCTTAATAGCGGATTGTGTTGCGTTTCTACTGATGATGTACTCATCAGCGAAGTGTTTCTGTTTATCGTTCATTTTCCATCACCACCTTTTGAATAATCAAAAAAAGCCACACAATGTGCGACCTTTTTAAGACCTCTCATAAGAACAGCAGGACTTGAACCTGCAACCAATAGGGTGAAAACCTACCGCTCTACCACTTGAGCTATGTCCTTACCACAAGGCGACTACTACCTTGCGTGTTAATTGGAAATAAATTTCCTGCTTTATTTTTTGTAGTCTTTAACGGCGATGCCCGGAATCGAACCGAAGGAAACATAGGAGAAAAACCACTTACCTGTCACCGCCAAAACGAGGCCGAAGCCTCAGAAATAAAATGAAAAATATAAAGGAGACGTCAATGAATGAAATAGAGGGAGGGACTCGAACCCTCAACGCCTTTACGACACCCTGATTTCAGGTAACCATCTACCAAATTCTGAGACCTCTATATCTGATTATTGACAATACCATTCTAACAGATTTTTAGAACCGTGCTGTTCCAAAAAGTCCCATAAGCTCACTATGAGGTTAGATGACTTCTTCCAAAGCTAAGACCGCCTCATTTTTTAACCTGTAATAGGTTGTACGACTCATCTTCAAATCATAACAAACGCTATCAGCAGTGCCTTTGTTGATGTAAGTCATTCTTAATACCGCCCTGTGCTTTGGATTTTTAAGCTTATTGATCATTCGACCTAATTCAAGTTTTCTGTTAATGACCACTTTAGTATCCTGCTCTATAGCCTCTTTCATCACTATCAGCTGAGTATAGACATCATCAACTTTTCTAGCCTGTCCGCCTTGGACTTTGACATCTGACCATTTAGGACTTGAGAGCAAACCTGCCTCAAGCTCATTGATTTCATCTATACGGCTTTGGATGTCCATGTCAAGGTCTTGTAATTCTTTCAATAGTTCTTTAGCCTTATTCACTCTCTATCTCCTTTGTGGTATAATAATCTTAATAGGAATTTAGCTGAGACAGAGAGTGTCTTGGCTTTTTTATTCTATTCTTTTCCGTATCTATCTTGGTAGTGATGTGGTTTGTTTATTTTGTCAATTATTTCTGGGTTCATTATTTATCCTCCAAAAGCTCAGGGTTCTCATATACATTCCCCACAATTTCACAATCAGCATGTCGTAGCCACAATTCACATCCGTGTTGTTTGGATTCAAGACGATATGCTCCGCCTCGGTGCCTTACAACTTCGTAATAAGTCGGTTCAGAATAGACATCTTTGGCCATTTTGACTATGTCGCCCTCAAATATTTCCTTGCCGTTCTTGTCTTTGAGGCCTGTTGATTGCATGAGTTCGATTTCGTCAAAATCATAACAATAGATGTCTCTATCGTCTGGTAAACCATTCTCAAAATAAACTTGTTGTGTCACTATTTCTTTGTTTTCGTAGTCAATATCAAGAAGGTCATCTGTTTCAATCATACGTTTTTCTGTTTTTATCCACGCTCTAAACTTCGGTATCATCCCAAATCCTCCTCTTCCACAAACGAGCCGTAAATCCAACGACCTTTTCGGTCTTTGATTTCTTGGTATGCCAGTTCAAAACATTCTTCAAAATCATAACCGAGAATATTGCTGATTGATTTTAACCAGATTACTGTACGTATCAAGCTTGATTTACGAACTTCCTTAGCAAAGTAATCATAATATAATTGAAATTCGCTTATATTTTTATTTAAAAAACCAAAACATGTCATTACATCTCTATCATTTCCCGATGATTTAAAAATCTCCTGCACGTCTACCTTAATCAGCAAGGCCAGCCCGACAATCACGACTGCACAATCTCCGATACTATCCTTGGTCAGTTGCTCATTCTTCTTGAGATAGCCTGCGCATAGTTCGCCAAACTCTTCGCTGAGTTTCAAAGACTGCTTGTCTAGTCGTCCACCGTTTTCAAGGTCACGATCAATAAACCATTGTTTTACATTGTCTAGTGTGTTCACAACATCACCTCATCCCCTACCTTTATCTTCTCAAACTGTTCTCTAGTGACTACGAAAATTCCATAATCTCTGATAGTCACTGTATACAACTTCCCATGCCGTCCTTTCTCGACGACCTTACCAAATATCTCAGCGCCTTGATTATCTGCCTTGTAGATAACCATCGGGCGTTTCTCTTCCAAATCTCGAATCCTGTCCATCTGCCAGATGTTTAGTCCAGCAGATAGCAGAATCCAGATAGCTATGAATCGTTTCAATCTGTGACCTCCTTTTCAATCGTGATAGTAAAATCATGATCATTTATATTTAAGGGCAAAACTACCCCTGCTTTTGAGTCGTTTTTTAGCAAATCCAAGACAATCTCTAAAACTTGCTTACCTAAAATCAATTGTGTCTCTAAAATGTTTTGCTCATCCATCACTCCACCTCCTCAATCTCAATCCCTGGGCAATCGAACACCCAACCGAAGCCTGCATCTTCTAGTTGTTTTCGGGTGAATTTAGACCTTAATCTACTTTGTAAGAATCCCAAGAAATTCTCATCTTCAACTCTTACAAGATACTGTTCTGCAGCTGTAATCTTCACATAATACCGCTTCTCTTTCTCGACCTCGCAGCCGTCAAGCCATGCACGAGCGAAGAGTTCTTGATTCTCTGACCATTGCATCCACTTTTTAATCTCAATATTTTCTTCAAAAATACTCATTGCTCCAAATAGAGAACATCCTGTATTTCTTGAATGCGTTATCCAATCAGTCACAAACTGCGGAACCTTGACTGGTTGCAGTTCGTCTAGTTGTTCAAAGATTTCTTTAACATCTTCCCACCAAACTGCATAACCTTGAAAATTGCCAATTGTTGTTTTTCGTTCTTCAAATTTATCAATTAATCGCTGTACTTTCATCTTCCAACTCCTGCATTTTAACTTTATACATTCGATTCCCTCGATACTTGCTCTCTAGTTGAGCCTTACATTTAGCAGCGTCTCCCTCTTTCTTAAAAAAGTGGGTTTCATCTACCATGTTGTCAAAATATAGTGTTACTGTGTATGACATTTTCTCTCCTTTATTTATTAAAGAATATGCTTATTTTGTGAATGTTTTTCATACGGTTACAGGTTACATCACTTTTCAAAAAACATATTTTATAAAAAACAAGAATGCTGTTATATCAACGTTTATAGCACTTGCTATTTTTACTTATTAAATATTTTATATAAATGATGTAACCTTACTAATAGACACCCCAAAACAGCAGTAGTATCAACGGTTTAGGAGGGTTACATCACTTTTTTTAAAATTTTATCAAAAACAGCACTCAAACCCTTGATATAACTAGCTTTTCCTGCGGTTACATCATTGATGTAACCTGATGTAACCGAAACATGATTTTTGACCGTTTTTTGCCTAAAAGGTTACATCACTTTCACCGAGGTTACATCACTTCTGTTTGTATATTTTTTCTAAAATATGCACGTAGTGTCTTCCCTTTAACCTTCTTTATTTTGTATTCCCAATCCTGATGATTGTCCATAATCAACTTGATCTTCCTAGCAATCTTTTCACCTCTCGCGCTATCGATATCAAAGACATTCTTTAATATCTGTTTGGCAGACACACTCGATTGAAGCTTCACACCTTCATATAGCAGACCGGACTCATTGCGATAGCTGCCATCATTGAAGTAGCACCAGGTATATTGATGTTGCTGAGTGACTGAGAAATCTTCCCATTCTTCTGGAACCAACATTTCAAGATAGTCGTATACTTGCGATTCGGCTTCATCTTTATAAGTGAAGCGCTCCTTATAGACCGCAAGCTCATTTTCGAACTCATCATCAAAGGTAAGGATAAATCCTTTTTTGTAAATAGCGACTGCTTCACCCCAAAGCTGGAGCACATCATGATCGGTCATATCAAATGGCTTGACAAACTGCTGGCCTGCATCCACCAGTATGGGCAGAAAGCGCCGCTCGCCAGTCTTGTCTCCCAGGTACTCAATTTTATTGCTGGTCCTTGCGATCACAAAGTTTTTAGGGAATTTTTCGGCCCTTCGACCGTAGGATCTACGGAAAGAAAGTTCTGTTTTAGTCACGAAAGCTTTTAACTCATCAAAAGTGGTCTTCCTGGAAGCAACCATCTCATCGTCGTTGACAATCAGTGATTTCAGCATAATCTCATAGTTGTCCTTGTCCATAAAATCCTTAGCTGAATCTGTGTACCAATCGACGGCTATTTTTTGCAAGAAAGTGGTCTTTCCAGCCCCCTGGCCACCGACAAGATCCAGTGTGTAGTCAAATTTAACCCATGGATTAAAAACCTTGGAGACTGCCCCAACAAAGAACATGACAGCTATTTTTTGAACGAAAATACTGTCCTCGGCACCTAACCAAGTTTGAAATACCTGGGCAAGTCGTTCTTTATGATCCCATGACTCATAAGCATTTTCCATATATTCTTTAACCGGATTGTAGGTTTTTTCTGCAAAAAATGCTTCAATACCATCCCTTAATGCTCCAGCCTTGAAAACTGTCTTGAAGTGATTCTCCAAATATACGCTTAGGTAGGATTCAAAGGCTGAAGGTAACTGCCCCTTCCTCAACTGGATAGCATCCAGTTTGACATCATCTACAATTTCGTGTTCTCCAGTAAATTCATTGTGCCTGAGAAAATCATTGAGCTTGTTATCGCTCTTCATTGCAAGCAGAACATTTCTGGGACTGTCAGCCACAATAGATTCAATTTCAATCTGTTCACCTTCTTCATTTAAGATTTTTTTCTTTCTGCGCGAAAATTGCTTGATTGAAATATTCGTGACATCAGCTATTATGGCCACCCCCCCTCATGTGTTTCTTGATCATGGATTCGACAGTCCTACTTAATTCTTTATGACTAAGAGGTTCTACCGAATTATTATTGGCTGTTTCTGCAAGTGTTAAGATATAGTTCGGATCAACTGACCGACTCAAGAGTCCACCGACAAACTTTGCGAGCGTATCATTCCTGCTACCTTCATTACCAAACCCCAGGACAACCATTTCAAAGAGTTCTGTTGTCCTGTTTCGCTTACCAGCACCTTTACTAATTTGATAGTAGATATTATCCAGGTCACTACCTGGGTTCTTTTTGTTGTATTCCTTTTTAATAGCCATGACAAGTGCTCGACTAGCAGTGACCATAGTGCCTCCCTCTTTGGACTTTTTCTTGTCCCAAGTATAGACACCTTTGGGAGTTTTAGACGGAGCTACCACTACGTAATTGTTTGGATGCGCTTTGATATCCACACCGGGCAGAAATTTAATCATCTGGGTCATGGACACATCAGGATGTTTAAAATAAAAAATATGTTTACCGCCACTGGCTGTCTTCGCCTGCAGTGTTGGAGTTATCAAGTTCAGATGCTCCCAATTGGCCAGACTCTCATAGCCATTAGCCTTTCCGTGCAGATCTACATCGATAACGAAGAATTTATCAGTCCGAACAGCAATGTTGCTATCCGGATACTGATTCCAGTAATTTTCAATTTCCTGAGCAGTCATTGGTGGCTTATCTGCAAATTTAATCGCTGGTTGCTTTCCGTTAGGCACTACGGGAATTACGGAAAACCCTGCTTTTTGATATTTGAGAGCATATTCTTTCATTCCCATTTTAGCACCTCCCTAGAATGGTAAATCATCGTCTTGAATATCCATCGGGTTGTCATTCCCAAATGTATCATTCGAACTTTGTTGATTACGGCTTTCCAACATTTGGAAATTCTCAGCCACGACTTCTGTCACGTAGACACGTTGTCCTTGCTGGTTATCGTAACTACGAGTCTGGATACGACCTGTCACCCCGATAAGTGAGCCTTTTTTAGCCCAGTTAGCAAGGTTTTCAGCCTGTTGGCGCCACATAACGACATTGATAAAATCAGCCTCACGTTCGCCATTTTGACTCTTAAATGTACGGTTTACTGCAAGAGTAAAAGTCGCAACTGCTACATTTGATGGGGTATAACGCAACTCAGCGTCACGTGTCATACGCCCTACAAGTACAACATTGTTAATCATAATTTACCTTCTTACGCGTCAAGTTTGACAAGTTATGTTCATTGATAGAGATTTGTAAAACGACACCTTGCTTATTATCATCTGTAATAATATCAAACAAGGCAGTTAATACCTGTTTCCCTATAAGTAACTGTGTGCCAGTCAAAGATTCCTCGCTATTAAGTTCGACATACTTCTTTTCCATTATTCAATACCTTTCGCCTTCTTCGCATCTGCGATAATCTGCTCAGCTTCTTTCAAACGGCCAGCTGGGATCTGTTCGATTTTCTCAACCCCCATCTTACCGACAAACCATGTGCCAATCGCAACAACTGGGCTTCCGGTCGCCTCCGCTATATTTTTGATTTCTGTTCGGAGTGACTTAGCCTGTGCTCCCGTAATGGTTTTGGCTCCGTTACTTTTTGAAGGAGTTTTAGTTGATTGTTCTTTCTGACCAGCTGGTTTTTGCTGCTTGCTTGATCCCTGCTTATTCTGATTGTGATACTCATCCGTATCAGGATCCTTATTGTCATCAATCATAAAGAGTCCGTTTAGCGCGTATTTACGTGCATAACTTGAAGCCGACCCAGTAACCTGACTACCATCCATCCCTTTTTTGCTATCATCTTCTCTAGCATAGGCTGTAGTCCCAAT